CAAACAATATGTCGCAACCTTCATGGATAGCAGCGATGAACCGCATCGCTGGATCCTCATCATCTCCTATCCAGACACGGAGGACACGCACCATCATCCCCACCGCAAGGAGGTGAGGCTCGGTGTCCCACCTGTAATGCTGAACATAGAGCGAGAGAGCGCTCTAAGCCCAATTGCGGAGGGGCGGCTCTCGTTCAGCCTTCTTCAGGAGGAGCAGGCAGCTGCAGGCCGCCACTTTGACTACCGCCACTTGATGCAATCTCCCGAAGGGAGTGTGTCCGTGGCGCTCCTACGTCTCCCATCCTCTGTTCAGATCACGAGTACAGAGGATCTACTCCGGATCCCTGACGAGCTCGGACTCTATCTTAGCGATACATGGGAGCGAGGCTGGTGGCGGGGGACCCTAGACCCCGAGAGCTACCGAGAGCCCGCTAGTCAGCATTCAGGCTACCTAGTAGCCTTTGAGGCTTGCGACTTCGGTAGGCTAAAGCGGATAGAGCTTAGGGCAGGAGATGAGCGGATCCAGGGCTTCCGTCCCCGAATGGAGCTCACAGAGTTCATCGCCTCACTAGTATCACTCGCTCTGTCCGATCCCGAATGGGCGTACATCTATAGTTCCAACTCCTATGCTCGGGAACATGGTAGGAGCTATGTCGCCAAAGGACTCATGGCATGGTGCGCTGACCACTTCACCGATTGGAAGAATGAGCTGTTCATAGAAACAGCCCCATTCCTTTCGGATGAAGATAAGCCAATCACGGCCTTTGAGGCGCTAGATCGTGTACTCAGAGCCTTCACGCTGTCTATAGAGCAGGCGGAGGGAAATTGGGTCGTCACGGACCCCTCGACACTTCAAAGTGCGGAGGAGGGGAAGTATAACTTCTCTACACAGAATGAAGATGCCTATCTGGATCTAGAGCCTGAGGATCTAGTGCCCATGGGCGCTGATGGTGAACTGTCCGCTCTACCCGCCCGAGGATCACTGACACTAACGACGGAGTCTCATCTGTCAGACGCCATACCCGCATTATCTTTCCCCAAGATGGAGGACCCGGGGAAGTGGCGTTTAGTCCCTCGAGCGGATATTAAACTCACGCTCCCAGCATGGCGATATCGAACGAATGGAATTGAAAATCTCGACTCAATAATGGGAGGGGCTGATCGGATAGAAACAGAAGCTCTTTCTCTAGGAGAAGACCGGGAGTTATACACCGTGGTATGGAATCCATGGAGCATTCATGGTCGTATAGATGCTCCTTTTATCCAAAATGGGCAGCATACGGTAGGAGAGTGGAGCATATTCAGAATAGATGAGGCTAGCTGGGAGTATGCTCCAGAGACGGGTGTATATATGAATAGATCTCTGAGAGCTGTACATGAGAATGGGAATGTAGAGCTCTTGACCTTCCGCGACAGAGGAGAATTTCACTATGTCTGTGTAAACTCCTTTGCGATTACAACGATCATCCCAGAGGCAAAGCTATATGGATACATGGAATACGTGAAGCTTTTGCGGGACGATCTGAACTCTTCACTAGATGCAAATGGACGGTCTTTGACGGATAGAGCTTGGATATTCTCCGTTCCAAGAGTCGCCGACACAGAGGGTATGGGGCTACGTCTAGATCTCCCGTTGATGGTCTCAATGGGTCAGGATCTCTACCAAGAGTATACGGAAAAGACTCATACTACTATCCCATTAACAAGTTCAGGTCCTTATGGAAGGGAATACGATCGCAACGCATACCTCACAGAAGCCCGGGATAATCTGGAGCATATCCGGAAGTTCACAGATGAGATCACGGGCTGTCGGATCTACTTCTCTTTAGTCGCTCGAGGTGATCGAGACTCCGACCCAGTTCAGTCTCTTGGTATCGGTGTGCGTAAAGAGGAGCTCTCTTGGGGAGATGGAGAGAATACGACACGTCTGCCATATCTCTCTTATGGCTCGAAGAGCAAGGAGGGCCGCCTAAAGTGGGGCCCTAGCTGGAATCATCCGAATATCGGTCAGGATGAGTATCTAGGAGAGGGCCTGCACATACCGCTTCCTCCTAAGCCGTTCACTCGACTAGAACTCAGGATCTATAGATCCCCTAAGTTCTACAAACTGCAGGGTGAATCTGTTGCCACTCACTTCCAGGGGTGGCACTTATGGAGTGTCCCGAGCATCATAGCTCTACAGGCTCCAGCTCTTTGGTTGTCGGATCCTCTTGGCCGTCGAGGTGGAGATCTTGCACCAGATCGAAAGGAGCGATATCGCTTCACTCCTAGTACAGATGAGGATATGGAGGAGACCCTTCACCTCTCCGATGGGACAGGCCTGCCAAAGCTATCTCCCAGCATCGTACGCACAGCTGATGGAGTAGCCCTTAAGGATCGAGAACGTAAGTCTGAGGATTCCTTCACTCAGTATACTCTAGCTGGGTATCGAGCTGAGTGTTTTGGCGCTCTCTATGGAGCTCTTCCAGCTCGAGGCTTTGAGCTGACGGGGACATTCCGCTACCGCTCTAAAATCTCTAGAGCTCGATATATGGGGCTCGACTGGCTGGCTGTATCTCGTGAGATTGATATCCAGCAGATGTCAGAGAGGGGCACATATCATTTGTTGCGCCCCGCCTCTTCTGTACGACAAGATAGCCTCATCCCTGAGGTTATCAAGGGGTATCAATACCGAGGAGAGACCTACGATACATCTTCACCTCGTTATGTCGCCCGTGGACCCCGCCCGCCGTCAAGGCGTAGGTAGGCCTCGCCGGTCTCGCTCTACACCTAGTACAGATCCCCGAACTCCGATCTTCTTACAGATTTGCGCAAAGGAGCTAGGTGTCGAGTGTGTTCCTGAGTATCGATTTCACCCGACAAGGCTATGGCGCTTTGACTATGCGTTTCCGATCCAACGCATCGCCCTCGAAGTCGAGGGTGGCGTTTGGACGGGAGGCCGACACACAAGTGCTCGTGGCTTTCTCGGGGATATTGAGAAATATAACGAGGCGACACTACTAGGCTGGCGACTTTTGCGTATTACACCAGCAGATCTCCTTCGTACCTCGACTATCTGTCTACTTAGACGAGCTATTGAAGCTACCCTTTAATATTGACTCTCCCTCTCCAATTAATGAGGGGGAGAGTTTTATCCTACTTTCTGTTTTATGCCTACCAAAGAACCCTCCATTCAATGTCGCATCCGTGCATGGGTGTCTGAAGATGATGCTCGAGAGCTAAGACGTCTACGCAAGGTGTTTGGATTTCGAAGCGACTACCAACTTTTTAAGTCATCTGTTCTCTTGGTGTTGCGTCTGCTACAAAAAGCGGAGCGCAAGGGTGTGGAGATGGATGAAGATACTATTGAAGATACATTTACCGCCCTAAGTGATTGGGAGGCACCCGAACTGGGTAAGCGCCCGAAACGAGGGAGTAAGGAAGCCTCGCTGGTGCACCTTTTGTTTGGCATTGATAACGCGCCTATCGAAGATAGAGTAGGGGAGAAAGCACTCACCGATCCAAGGCCTGAGGTGCAGATATGGTATGAGAAATTCACTAATCGTCACTACCAGCGTCTTTATGAGTTATTTGCTCATCGCACTTCTAGACCGACAGCTGACGGGATGACACCACGAGACCTATTCCACGAGACGCTCCTTCGTCTTTGCTACCCTCCTGATCATATCGATAATTGGGATGATTATCAGCATTGGGCTCTTCTCAAGTTTCATAAGGCCGAATGAGACGTCATCGTACCCCTGACTATGTCCGCCTGATGAATAGCCGAGCATGGCGTCGATTGAGGAGGATGTATCTATCACAGCATCCTCTATGTGAGGATTGTCTACTTGTCGATCGCGCCACCCCTGCAAGAGAAGTCCATCATATACGACCCATAGAGAGCGCAGCTGGACGCCCAGAGATGATGAAGGCTCTTGCGCTCGATCCTGCGAACTTGCGCGCGCTCTGTGCTACTTGTCACCAGGAAGCACACCGATTACTCGCTTCCTCTAGCAAAGCCGTAGCAAAGGAGCGGGCAAAGGATGCTCTGGATTCCTTTGTCTCTTATTACCTATCTGATCCATCACCTATTAAGTGATGTAGGTATTTGCTAGTATGACTTGCTTTCTCTACCTTTGCCCCTGCATGGCAGGCGGGGTAATGTATGCCTGCCAGCAGGGGAAGGAAGAAGTTTAAGACTTTGATATCGTGAATGTCACGATCCACTTCCCAAACTTAATCCTAATACTAATGCTCGTTCGCATGGCTTAAAGTATTAGGAGTTTTAAGTTAAAGGGGTGAGGCCTTTGGGCTTTGCCCCTTTTCTCTTAGATACTAGGGCTTTCCTTGTACCCGTCCAAAAGTTTCGTTATCAAGTGGCTCGCTCGCCACTGTTTCCCATCCCTTTTGTACTACAAAGATACGAAAAATATACGTACCATACAAATATAACTAATTCTTTTTCAGTTACTTATGTTATTTCTTCCAGATGGGGGGAGGGTGTTTTTTAGGAGAAGGAGGCCCCCTGCATACCACCCCCTGCTCCCTCTTTCACGCATGAGGTCTCAGGGTCCCGTGGGGGTATTTCTGTACGCGGAAGGTTGGGGGGGGCTTTGGGGGAACTACCCGCTGGGGGGGATAGGTGACAAAGTTGCAAAAAATGCAACCAAGTGGAGCTAAAAATAGGTGGGGTGAGGTGCTGTGGGGACAGATAAAGTCATTTGGGGGGTAAAGGTATGATTCGATATATAGGGGAAGCCCCCTGCCATTTCAGGAACAGAAGTACAACTGGGAGCAGACACAGCTGGAGTAATCGCAGGGATTGCCCCAAGGGGCTACTATGGTTGATATCTTCAGTGGACCAAGCTTGTTCACTAATCCTTTTTGACTGAGCTATGAACAAGGATCAGACTATTTCCTTCCTCCGTGAGTGCCTAGAGGCTATCGGATCCTACTCTGCTGCTTTCGAGCCTCTATTAGACGATCTAGCAATGGCGCTACAGGTACGTGACATGGCTTATCAGTGCCTCATGCAAGAAGGTGTTACCGTGGAGGAGCTAAGTCGAGAGGGTGATCCACGAAAGAAGGGGAACCCTGCCTGGCCGATGTTTATCGAAACTAGCAAGGAAGTACGTGCCAAGCTCACAGCTCTCAATATGACGGTCGCCACTGCGAAATTTACCAGTGGGGACGAAGTCGATAAGCTAAATCAGATCCTCCTCGAAGCCCTCAATGAGTACACTAAGCCCAAGCGAAGCACAAAAGCTAAAAGCCCAGCTAGTCGAAAGGTTACAAAGAGCTAAGATACCTTACCCTCGCTTCAACAAGCTGGATAAGCGACTCTCTACCTATATTCGAGATTGCATCAAGAGCCCTGAACTGCATAATATGTACGAGCTCTTCGCCGTAGAGAGCTTTCTACGAAAGGTCGTGTGCTATACCCTTCGAGACGATAAGGTACGCCACTTTATAACTTTTTATGAGCATATTCGGCTCCCAAGTGCCGAGGGGATGGTCTTTTTCCCTCTGACGCCGGTGCAGGTCTTCCAATTCACGAATATCTTCTGGTTCTACCATCCTGATGACCCTGATCGGAGGTTGGTACGTGAGGTGCTACTTTTCGTTCCTCGTAAGTTCAGTAAGACGACTAGCATTGCCACGCTCGCCGTCTACGATCTCCTCTACGGAGATGCCAATGCAGAGAGTTACGTTGGGTCGAACAGCTATCAACAATCGCAAGTCTGCTTTGGAGTGATTAGTAAGATCCTCCGGGCTCTCGATCCCACGCTTCGTCGCTTCAAGATCAACCGCGAGCAGGTATTCAATCGCATGCCAGGAAAGATGTCGATCTCTCGATGTCTTGCCAGTGCTGCCGATCGCCTAGATGGGCTGAATGCTTCGCTCGTAATCATTGACGAGTACGCACAAGCTGAATCAGACGCTCTCAAGAGTGTGCTCACAAGCTCTATGGGAGCCCGCCGAAATCCGCTTACCTTCGTGATTACCACCGCAAGCGACAAGACCGATACCCCCTTTATCGAAATGCTAGAGGCTTACAAGGCTATTCTTCGAGGAGAGGCGGAGAATGACGCTATCTTCGCCCATGTCTTTGAGCCCGATGTCTTGGATGAAGAGGGCGATCCAAATACCTGGGCGAAGGTACAGCCCCACCTCGGAGTTACCGTACGCCCTGAGTACTACGCCGCTGAATACGAGAAGGCACAGCTTACCGCTGGAGAGATGAAGACCTTCCGAAACAAGCTCCTCAACATCTTTGCTCGAGATGAACGAGAGATGTGGTTGGATCGAGCCACCATTGAGCGTGCCTTCCTCCATGTACCCCTAGAACTTCTCCGTGGATCACGGGCTATGTGTGCGGTGGATCTATCTGTGCGCGACGACTTCTCCGCCGTCACCTTCCTCATCTACACCCCGAGTCGTGTGCCAGAGGGAAGGACCACCGTCTGCCCCTTTCATGCTGTGACGTACTACTTCTTCCCCCGTGGGCAGCTCGATCGCCATGTCAATCGGGAGCTTTATCGCCGATGGGTAGAAGCAGGACACCTCCTCCTCTGCGAAGGTGACTCCATCGACTATGCTCAGATCGTGGATCTCATCCTCAGTCAGCCTTTCGCCACCCTAAGGATTGGTTATGACCCCTACAAGGCATTGGAGTTTACCAATTTACTCCTCGCTACCCCCGGGGTGGGTAAGGCAAATCTCGAACCTATTCCTCAGACAAATGGGAGCTTCAATACCGCTGTAGACTCCTTTGAACTCGCTCTATCCCGTGACCAGGTCACCTTTGCTCCGAATCCAATCACTGCCTACTGCTTCGCTAACGCTGTAATCGACTCCGACCGCCTCGAGAACCGTAAGCCCATCAAGGCAACACCCAACGAGAAGATAGACGGTGCTATCACCTGTCTTATGGGCTTCTGGCTCTTTAATCACTATAAGTCCTAGAACGCTTAGATCGAGAGTGCTCTATATCCCCTCCACTTACCAGATAATCCCTCATCTTATGTTCCTCCTTCAATCCCTCCGTTCACTCTTTCGTCGTAGTAAAGACTGCCAAAGTCCCTCAGGCTCATCTTCGCTGGATAGCTTCCTCGCTGACTTCGCTCCACGCCGCAGCTCCTCCATCTCCACACCCGAGAGTGCTATGGCAATTGCAGCCGTCTATCGCTGTGTGGACATTCTCTCTGGTACTATCGCCTCCCTCGATCTCCAGCATCAGAAGAAAGACCGAAAGGTCTTCCTCCATGACGAGACTAGCCCACTCTCCCTCATCTTCTCTGGGGAGGCTAACGAGCGACAGAACTTCTTTACCTTGCTTCAAAATGCAATCATACGTTTGCTCCTTTCAGGTAATGCCTACCTCCTGCCCCGATTCGATCGATCGGGGCAGATCGATAGTCTCATTCTCCTATCCGAAGGAGCCGTATCGTATGACCCACTAAGTAACCGTTACCATATCTCCGATCCTGTCTTCGGTATCTCCGGAGACTTCCCGGCTGATGCCATCATCCACCTCAAGAACAAAAGCCTCGATGGTGGCTACACTGGTGTCTCTACCATCCGCTACGCAGCCCTTAGCCTCAGCCTCAGTGCCAATGCTGACCGCCAGACCAATGACGGGCTCCTCGCGGGGAACCAGAAATCTGGCTTCCTTGTCGGTGGCAATGAACTACAAGGAATAGGTGCACTAAGCGAAGACGTTTCTGACCGAATTACAGCCAGGGTGAACCGAGAGATACAGGCAGGCCAGCGCATCATCCGCCTTTCTGGATCAATGCAGTTCATAGAGAGTAGTATGAGCAACAGCGACGCAGAACTGCTAGAGGTGCGCAAGTACTCCGTCCTTGATGTCTGCCGATTCTTCGGAGTCCACCCTTACATGGTTTTTGCTGATCAAAGCACCAACTATAAGGAAGCCGAGAACTCCCAGATCAACTTTCTTAATCAGACACTCCGTCCTTTTCTTCGACAGATCGAGCAAGAGTTCACCGCCAAGCTCCTGCCACGCTCCCGGCGTTCCTCAGAGCGTATTCGCTTCGACCTGTCTGCCCTCTTTGCGACCGATCTACGTACTCGCGCCGACTACGTCAAAGCTTTGGTAGAGTCTGGTGTGATGACGCCTAATGAAGGGAGACAATTTGAAGGTCGTGCGCCCTTAGATGGTGGGGACACCCTCTTTGTCTCCTGTAATATTGCCCCTATTGACAGTCCTAAGATACGTGGAGGGGAGGGAAAGATCCCTCTTGAAGAATAACACAGGACTAATGTGGGGACAAAAACACTCTCTGTGAGAGTAGAGGTGTATAACTATCCCAAGCAGTATGCCTAAAGATTCCTCAATAGACCACCCAGCAGAAATCCTGCACGAGCGCCGGAGCTTTGATGGCCTGGATACTCGCCCTGCTTTAGGTGATGGTGAGAGCCGTTGTGTTGAAGGTCTTGCCATTGTCTATGAAAGAGAGAGCGAGGTTCTCTATGACTGGTGGGAGGATCGTGCCTTCACAGAGATCGTCCACCGTGGTGCTGTTACAGAAGAGCTCCTTAGTTCCTCTGATGTTCTCGCGCTCTACGAGCACGACCGTACCAAGCTCCTCGCCCGTAGTACTCATGGTGAGGGTAGCCTTACCCTTTCCATCACCCCAGAAGGTCTCCGGTATTCGTTCGATGCTCCAAAGACCCAGCTCGGAGATGACACTTTGGAGCTCCTACGTAGGGGTGATCTCCGTGCTTCTAGCTTCCTTTTCGGTGTCGGTAAGGGTGACACTCGCTGGGAGCAGAGAAGCGATGGGACATGGATCCGCCATATCGACCATTTCTCTTTTCTCGGTGATGTCTCTGTAGTCAGCCAACCTGCCTACCCACAGAGCACAGCCAACACTCGAAGTCTCCCCGACTTTCCGCCCTCTGAGGAGCCAAATACTGAGCCCCGCTCGAAGTCTCCCCTAGAAGAGTACGCTCTGAAACGTGCCAATCTCATTTCCCTCTAATTTACCCCCCCCTATGACAAAAGAACAAGAAGAGCTACAAAAGTCACATGCTCGCTCCAAAGAGCTACAAGAAGTCCGCAGAGCTGGTAAGCTCACAGAGGAAGAAGAGCGGGAGCTCATTCAGCTCACTGCTGATCTCGAAGAGCGGAGTATAAATGCCCTAGCGCAGAAGGCTCTCCAGGCAACACAAAGCACAGGTAGTGCAGAGGCTAACCAAGCCTTCCTCGAGGCTGGACGTCGCGCATATAGCACCCACCAAGCATACGATGTGGAAACACGTGCTACCACACTCACCCCTCAAGTTGAGGCGGCTCGCCCGACTGTCATCCAGGAAATCTTGCAGCCACTCGAGGCAGAGCTCATCCACACCAAAGTGGGGCTGAAGATCCAGACAGGTGTCCATGGACAACCAGTCTGGCCTGTCTTGGCAGGGGTTAAGGCGACCATCGCAGGAGAGAATGTCGCTCTTAGTGATCAGGCTATCAGCCTCGAAAAGGTGAGTGCCAAATCTGAGCGTGTCGGCGTATATGTCCCTGTCACCATGCAGGCGCTAGGGGCGACGAACCTCAATCTCCGCTCGATCACCATTGAGCGCCTAGCACAGGCCGTAGGGGATGCTCTTAACACGGCGCTCTTTGCCAAGACCGCCCCAAGCTCCCCCAACAATGGCATCGGCTCCGTACTCGCTACACCCTATGCAGCTCCTCTTACATCAGGGTGGTCTGCCTCGGTCGCCCCTACGATCAAGGAGGTCGTTGCCCTTGAGGCCGAGGTGCTAGGTAAGAATGTCAAGGTGGATAGTAGTGCTGCTTACTTCGTCCACCCCAAGACCTACTGCCTACTGAAATCGTCTCCCATAGAGAAGGGGAACCCCCAGATGATGCTCGAAGACGGGCATATGAACGGTTACCCCGTAATCTCTACTACCTACATTCCAGAGGACGCTATCCTCTTTGGGGTATTGTCCTATGCGGTGCTTGCTCACCACGGAGAAGGTGATCGCTTCTATGCTCAGTACAACGGGGTGACTGATAAGATCGACTTCACCCTTAACGGTGATTACTCCATCACAGTGCTCCGCCCAGAGGCATTCGCCGCCCTCAAGCGTAAGTAGTGCACTCTTATGCCACAGTACCTAACCCTCCCCGAAGCTAAGAAACACCTCAACGTAGACCACGATGAGGATGATGACTTTATCGTCGAGCTCCTTGATGTAGCTGAAGATTTCCTCTCGAACCTTCTCCATCGACCGCTCTATGCAGTTGAGGAGTCCGATGGAACTCTTCCCCCTGCTCTTCGACATGCTCTGAGGATGATAGTTGCTCGTCTCTATGCTGATAGGGAGGGTTATCGGTCTGGACGCATGACGGAGCTCCCGTTTACCATTCCAGCTCTCATCAGTCCCTACAGGATAGAGCGATGAACGCAGGAGCCTTTACCCACCGCATTACCTTCATTAGCTCCGTACGTATTCAGAGTCCATCTGGAGCTGTACGAGATGAACGACAGGAGGCCTTTCACACCCGAGCCTTCCTTAAGACATTGCGTCCAACCTTCAATAAGGATGGCTTGCAGGCCCAGGAAGTCGTAGACCCTAGCTCGCTTGTCTTTGTAGTACGAGACGACAGGCGCCTCACCGCTTGTCGCTGGCTCCGCTGGCGTGCTGACATCTACAGCATCGTCCTCCTCAAGCCTCTGCCCGATCGTACGGTCGAAGTTACCGCCCGATATGTAGACGAGTAATGCCCGAAATCGTCAGCATCACCGGTCTATCCGAGGTAAAGGGCTTCCTAGAGCGGCTCAAGTCCGCTCCAAGCCCTGAGAGGCTTCGTGAGCCCTTCTTTCGGGCAGCAGAGCTCTACCAGCAGGACGTCCGCTTGACGCTCCCTGCCTTATATCGCCCTACGAGTCGAAACGGACATAGACCACGAGGCAACCTAATCCGAGGGCTTCGCAGGCGTATGCCCAGAAGAAGTAGAGTAGGGCACATAAGCCTCTCCGTAGGCTTCTATTATGTGAGTGGACGTGGCTCTTATAACGAATCCAAGGCTGCTAACCATGCTCATCTCATTGATCAGGGTACCGCCGATCGCTACACTCGGGCAGGAAAGTATCGAGGGCATGTTACTCCGACATTCTTCTGGACGGGGGCGAAGCAGCGCCAGAGATATAGAGCTCAGTCCCTCCTTATGCAGGGTATATTCCGTACTCTATCAAGTATCTAAGGTATGTACGTCGATCCTAACCGTAAGTGGCGATCCGCTCAGTGGGTACGCACTCAGCTCCTTGCCTCCGAAGATCTTCGAGTCCTTGTCGGAGAGAAGATATTCCCTCTCCTAGCTCCAGAAGGTACCGAGGGTGACTTTATCACAGTCACCCGAACAGCCTATGGGCGTGAGTATGACAAGACGGGTGATGCCCACAGCATCACCACTGTTACTGTTCTCTGTGTCTCGGACGACTACGACCGAAGTCTTCAGCTTTCAGAGTTCGTTGATGCTGTTCTTGACGGAGGACGTAACGACGATATTGGCAAAATCTTCGGGTCCAGTTCTACCTCCGCCACTCTTGATACCAGCGAAGAGTACTTCCTGGACGGCAAGATAGTCCAGTCCCTCACTTTCGCTATTTCCTAATTCTCTAACCCCTAACCCCTAACCCAACATTATGCCTTCTCCAGCAACACCTCAGAAGTTTGATAAGAACAAAGACCTCATCAAGGGTGAACTGACGATGGTCTTCCTCAACGGGCTCCTATTTGCCTATGCTAAGAAAGATGACTTCAAGTTCTCTCCCAGCCAGATTGACGTTGCCAGCAAGCTCTCGGGCAAGTTCGACGACAAGATGGGTGGAAAGAATGAATGGTCGCTCTCTGTAGAAGCCCTCCTCTCAACGACCAAGGGGCACATGTCCTACGACGCTCTAGAGCATATCGCTGCTAGTGGTAAGGCTGTTACTTTCGAACTGGCTCGGGTCACTGTAACAGACAACAATGGTGAGCGTACAGCCACCAAGGGTGATGTCCTACGTAAGGGGCGTGTCACCGTCAGCGATCTCTCCAGGAGTAGTCAGAATGGAGAGTATGAGACTCTGTCTTGTACGCTCAATGGCTCGGGTCCTCTCCTGACTGGATCAGGTAAGGAAGTAGGCAGCGCCGAAGCTCTTACCGAAGCAGGCATTACCCTCGAATAATGGATGTCCTTCGCCTCCGCGTAACGCTCCGTGCGGTTCTCCTCTTTGAGAGGCTTTCCGCACGGAGTTTTGCATCTCTAGATCTACAGGATCCAGACGATGTCGAACTCCTCATCTACACCCTGCAACGAGATGCCACCCCAAAAGGTAGTCGTCTACCTTTCGATGTCTGGAGGAATGTACTCAAGAGTCCCGATGTATCGGAGGCTTACTATACAGCATTAGGTAAAGCTCTCGAAGAGTTAGGCGAATTTTCCATTATAGGAGGACCCAGCGAAGAGGCTGAACTCTTGGAGAGTCCCGATGATGCTCCCACTTTCACCGAAATAGCTACTCAGCTCATCATTGAAGGGGGGATTAGCCCAGACTACGTAATGGATCGGCTCGAACTCTGGGAGCTCCCAGCCTTGCTCCAAGCTCTCGAGGGGCGTAAGCGGGAAGGATTAGAGTATACTCGTCTCTTCACTTGGCTTTCTATGCTCCCACACCTCGCTCAAGATGCAGCCGAAAGTCCCGAGAAGATTCTCCCTTTCCCCTGGGACGAGGCAGAGCGCTCTGCAGAACGCTCCGCCGTACTTGACATCCTCCGAGGAGCTACCTATACCCCATAGATCAGCATACCCTCATCTCATCTACTCATAAGAGAATAGCTCTGCACTACAGCAATGGCCAACAATCTCTCCTTCTCCGTTCGTCTAGAGCTTCTAGCGGACAAGTTCCGCCAGCAGGCCGAAGGCGCTAAGAATGCCCTACGAGGTATCCAGTTCCAAGCCATAGCAATGGCTGGGGCTCTTGGCGCTGGCATCTCATCGATCTCAGGGCTCCTCTCATCACTTGTTTCCACGGCTCGTGAAGCAGGCCGTGCTCGGACTACTCTTCGTAATGTTAGTGCTGATGCTCGTGAGTACGGGCAGAGTCTTCGCTTTGTCTCTGAGCTATCAAATAAGTACGGTACCGATCTTATCGGTCTCACGGAGGCCTTTGCTAAATTCAAGGCAGCCGCTACACCTGCAGGCGTTGCAGTCGCTGAACAGGAGCGTATCTTTTCCAATATCTCCAAAGCGATGACATCCTTTGGTATATCTGGAGGGGAAGCAACCCTTACAATGGCTGCCATTACACAGATGATGGGGAAGGGAAAGATTTCCAGCGAGGAGCTACGCCAACAGCTGGGTGAACGCATCCCTGTCGCAATGCAGGCCATGGCAAATGCTGCAGGTGTCTCGATTGGACAGCTCGACAAGCTTTTGAAGGAAGGTAAGCTCCGGAGCTCCGATATTATGGGTAAGTTCTCCGATGAGCTGGCTAAGCTAAGCGGTGAGACCTCGACAGATAACCTTGAGGCTAGTCTTGGGCGCTTGAAGAATGCCTTCTCTGATCTGGCTGATTCCCTGAGGATTGGTGATCACTTCAAGCGAGCTGTAGATATTGTAAGGGGACTGCTTGAATATCTTCGTACACATCTATCTAACTTCTACATCTGGGCGGGTGCCTTGCTCGCAGGCAAGCTTTGGGGGAAGTTCTCCAATGCCTGGAGTGAGGCTGGTGCTGCTATTCGTGCTAGCCAAGCACAAGCCATCGCTGATGACGCTAGAGCCAAGAGTATTGCCCAAAAAGCAAAGTCTGATGCCGAGAAGGCCCTCCGTTCTGCCCAGGAGAAGGTTGCACGTGCTGAAGCAGCACTAGAGAAGGCTGCTGCTCCCACGAAGTCCGAGGCGAACCGCATAGTTAAGGCACAAGCGTCTGGCGAAAAGGGATTTTCTTCCGCCGTGGCAAACCTCAGTAAGGCACAGGCTGAGTACCGCCAACTCACAGCACTCCACCAGTCCTACTTACGTGGACTGGAAGCCTCCGAGCTAGAGGTGGCAAAGCGTCTAGCCGTTGCTAAGCAAACTCTTGCAACTGCCCACACTGGTGGTGATGCAAAGACGATCTCTGAGGCCAAAATAACCTATGATAAGGTTTTAGCTGAAGCCTCTCGACTTCACGCCCGGAATACAGCAATCCGTGAGCAAGCCGAGATCCGATACGCTTTCAAGGCTGACGAGCTGCAGAAGAAAATCGCTATCAGCGGGCAGGCTCTCAACGAAGCCCAGTACAGACGTCGTGAGCTCCTAGCCGAAGCCCACAGCAAGAATGAAGAGCAGAGGCAGAAGCGTCTCGCCTCCCTACAAGCAACCCTTGACCGAGAGCGTGCAGCCCTAGCTGCTCGAGCTACATCCGTCCCGACGTCCGCTGGTAGCATGTCGGGCGTGGGGAATGCCCAGCGAGCTACACAGTTCGCTGGTCAGCTTTCTTTCCAACGTCAGTCTGCCAGCATTGTGGCGAGCCAAGAGCAGGCCGCTGTTTCCACCGTTTCTCTTTGGACACGTACCACGACTACCTTCCGTGTTCTTTGGGCTTCGGCTGTAGCTACGGTTCGTAGCCTCCTCTCTACCCTTGTACCCATGGCGATTATCGGTGCTATCACAGCCGTTGTCACTGCTATGGTCGATTGGTACAACAAGCAGAAGGAGATCAATGGACTTCAAGACCAATATCTGGCAAAGCAGAAGGCCTTAACCTCCACTCGGGGTGATGAGGCTATCCAGATTCTTCGACTTTTCGATCTATACAAGAGCCTACATGGCAAGCTCGAAGAGCAGAAGACCGTACAGCACCAGTTAGAGAGGAGTCTAGGCCTTCAGGAGGGTAGTCTGGACCGCATTGCTGGTAAGTACGACCAGATTCGATCTATAGTAGACAAGATCGTACAACTTAAGGATATCGACCGGCAGATCGACTTCTATAGTGAGACTAGTAAGGATAGCCGTAAGCCACAACAAGAGCTCTATGAATATCACCTAGAGCGTGGTGGAAAGACGCTCAGTGCCGATCAGCAGAGTGCTGTCCGTGGTGTCATTGCCCGTTATGCTACAGCCACAAAAGAGGAGATGACTGCATGGATGCGCGAGACCTATGCTCGCGTCGGATCTAGCTGGGATCCAGCCAAGGATAGAGCAGCTCTTCTGAATACTATCCATCATAGCCTCCGGGGGAGTTGGGCAACGAAGGCCGAGCAGTCCTTCTACTATAGCGCTGCCAATAAAGGCAATACCTTTTCGGATCTCAAGGATGCAGGAACGCGTGCTTTCATCGGCCAAGATGCAGAAGCAAAGATCCAAGAGCTTCAGGTCAAGCGCCTGCACGTCGAGGGGGAAGCAAATGCTGCTGTCAAGGAGATAGGCGGAAGATTTCAAGGTCAAGGATCTACTGCTGGTAGTGGTGAGGAGGATAAGAAGGGTAAGAAGTCTGATCTCGAACGAGCCCGAGAGGCTGCTGCGAAAGACTTACAGGAGGTCGAGAACAAGCGTACAGCACAGCTCTACAAGAGTACCGACGACTATCGACTTGCCCTCGATAAGGTTGCCCAGACTCACACTGAACGCTTAGCATCTCTCCTGGGAGCTCGATCCCTAGAGGACGAGCAGTACAAGAGGCTCCAGACACTTCTTCTTACCGATCGAGATCTCATCGAAGAGAAGCAAAAGAGCACTACCGAACTCCGAGCTCTCTCCGCTAAGGTATCGGCCGGTATTGCTAGCGAAGACGACCTTCGAAACGCACGTGCTGACCGAGCCAAGGCAGAACTTTCTGCTCTCATCGCCTCAGGCCGTGAGCTTGATGCCTCCGATGCCTATGTCCAAGCCAAGCTCTCCGAGATAGCCGAAGTGTCTGCTATCGCCTCCCTGCAGCGTGAGTACACCCATCAGACAAAAATCCTCACTCTGGAGCGTACTGAAGGCGTCTTGTCAGAGAAGGAGTACTATAAGGCTCTCGCTGAACTCATCGCATCCACTCGTCGAAAGATCGTCTCCACCGAGACCTCCACCTCTGGTGAGGAGATCCGCAAGAGCCAGCTATCAGAAGAATTGCAGAGCGACCTTCAAAAGCTTACCCCTAGCCTTCTACCCTCACGCAAGAGCCGTGATACGACGCTTGACTACAAGAAGACAGAACTTGACAAGCGAAAGGATGAGAAAGAACTCCTTGATGAGTATATCGGCCAGCTAGAGAAAGCCCAGAAGGCTGGACTGGAGGTTGGAGAAGCCTTGCAGAAGGCACAAGCCGAAGCCAAGACACTTGGCCAGGCTGTAAAGCTAGCAGAGCTCTCTGAGGATCTCAAGAAGTATCAGAAGGCCATTGCTGACAAGACCCTCTCTGGGATCAAGACCGTCGCTCAAAGCGCCCGCAACCTAAAGAGTGCCTTTGACGGACTAAAGAAAGCCTTCGACCCTGACGAGAGTGCCGGTGCTTGGGAGCGCTTCTTCGCAGTCTTCGACTCCGCCAGCCAAGGTATCGACACGATCCTTAGCCTCGTCTCTATGGTCCAGGAACTCACTAAGGCTCGTGAAACTGCTGCTGCCGTAGAGCAGGCTCTCACCGCCCAAAAGATTGCCCAGACGACAGCTGTTACGACAGCTGAGACTACCAGTACAGCCACCGAAGTAGGACTCTCCGCCACACGAACCGCTGCTACCACTATAGAGACCAAGGCTGACACCATCGGAGCTGCAGCTAAGGTCGCAAAAGCGCATGCTGCCCTCCCCTTTGTTGGTGTCGCTATTGCAGGTGCTATGATCGGTGCCCTAATCGCTACTATCGCCTCTTCAGCCAACAAGGTGCCCAAGTTTGCCAGTGGAGGGATTGTCCCAGGTGGTGATGGTTCTGGTGATCGCGTACTAGCACGCGTCAATCCAGGAGAGCTCATCCTCAATAAAGCCCAGCAGGGGCGGTTGGCGAACCATCTCACTAGTACTAGTGCCTTGAGGGTAGAAGTCGAAGGGCGCATTCGCGCCCGAGACATTCTCCAGCTCTCCACTGTGGCCTCCCGACATAAGACTCGATAACGTCTATCTATTCATCATTTCATTCCCTATCTCTATGTTCCCAACACTCACCACGCTAGTTTCCACAGCCGATCTCATCCGAGATAGCCTCCTCTTTGTCGCTCTACATGGAATAGTGCTCATAGCGGTGCTCATAGACCTCTCTAGTGGCTGGCACAAGGCGAAGCGTCTCGGAGTTGCACGTACAAGTAAGGCTCTGAGGGCGACTGTCAGCAAGGTTAATAGTTACCTCTCCTGCCTGCTTCTGCTTTCCATGATGGATGTTGCTCTCTACATCGTGGATTTCTGGACTCGTTTCAGTATGCCAGAGCTCCCATACTTCTGCGCCCTTGGTACCATCCTCGTCCTCATTATTGAACTCCGTAGCGTTTATGAAAATCGCTCCGTGAATGACCCATCCCGCCCTGACGGGGACGAAGTTATTCTATCCGACAAAGTTCAAGGTGGACTCGAAGTTTTAGAGAGCGCTCTCCACCTCATATTACGGGCGAAGACTAAAGGTTTATCTGAAGAGGATATCCAACAACTATCCCGTCTTATCCGCTCCAAAAATCAGACCCCAGATGACTCCCAACCCCAGTCCAATGGCTAAGTACTTCACCCTCTCCGAGCTTACATACAGCTCGACCGCTACAAATCGTGGCTGGTCTAACACCCCTACCCCCGTAGCTCTCTCCAATCTTCACCGTCTTATGGTCTACCTTGACGAGATCCGTGAGGCTTATGGTGCTCCAATCCGAGTGTCTAGTGGCTACCGGAGTCCTCGTCTCAATAAAGCTGTCGGTGGCGTTCCAGACAGCCAGCACCTCTATGGTCTAGCCGCAGACCTTGTCACGGAGGATCTCCCCCGACTCTTCCAGGTAATTCAAAACCTAGGAGGATTTGACCAGCTCATCTGGGAGCATCCTCGACGAGGGCAGTGGGTGCATGTCTCAATTGCACCCACTGACCGAGCTCCCCGAGGACAAGTGTTAGACTACAATGGATACGGATATAAGAGTAAAAAGTGAGGAGCAAGCTATGGACAAGAAAGTATTGCCTAGAATAGCAATAGGGGGAGACCACCTTTTCCCCGTGGTTGTATATCGACGAGAGAAAGATCCAACCCTAGATCATCCAGAGGAGAGCGATGTGCTTGTCAGACCCGAAGAGATGATAGACCTATCTATCATAATCTACAACACAGAGTGTGGGTGTATGGCAAAGCCAACGGCTGTGACCGTGCAAGGAGGCCAGCTACTCGTAGAGATATCGGGGGAGCTCACCAATGTACTAGGTAGTGGTGTGTATCGGCTGGATGTCTCCTATAATGAGATGAACCCTCACTACGATGACGGTAAACGTCTAATCGTTCTCTCCAGGGATCTATGTCGTGCTGTAGCCCCAAGCGAGGGCACAAGGCCAATGGCTGAAGAGTTGCGCCTGGTAGTGCAAGGTATGATACAGGGTGATAAAGGTGACCCCGGACTAAGCGCCTATGAATGGGCAGTGAGAGAAGGTTTGTGTAGTACCATAACTCAGTACATAGATCTTATAAGGGGGGCACCTGGAAGAAGTGCCTACCAAAGCTATCTTGCCACGACCTCCGACGAACCTAAGATGAGTGAGGAGGAGTGGGCAACGGGAGGGTGGCTAGTCATCCTAGAAGCATTAAAGAAGTTAAGAGGAACAAGAAGATGACCACGAAAAAAGCTGTAGCAGAAGAATTACTCGCCTTGATGCGAGACAGGGAAGAGATAAAAAAAGCACTCATAGAAATGGGAGCTGTAGTAGCAGATGAAGACGGATTTTCTAGCTACCCAGGTAAGATACAGGGGCTGAAGCCAGCACGCCTAAAAATCTTTAAGGATCAACAATGCTACCAGTGGAGAGATGAGGTGCTTCCTGACATGGAGGTGGACGAAGGGTATACAGCCGCTAATCTATCGTGGGTATTTGGCAGATGCCCTAACCTAGTCCGAGTTCCAGATATTCTAGGTGTAGAACGAGTTGTAAACTTGGAAAGCTTTATCCAAGAGAGCGTGAAGGTCAAAAGGCTCACATTGTCAGACCTTCCGAACTTGACGAGCATGCGAAGTCTTGCACATCGGGCGAGTTCTCTAGAGTTGGTAGAAATTGGAGCGATACCTCAGAATGCTTCGCTATACTACTCCTTTGCAGAGTGTGCTTCGCTTAGATCTGTAACTATTGGCGATGCATCCAAGGTGACAGATGTGTTTGCGGCGTTTTATGCATGTCCAAAACTCCAGAGGGTAAAGCTATCTCTTGGAGATGGCATGATAAGCAATGCACAGTATCTTTTTGATCAGTGTGCGATACTAGAGGAAGTAGAGGGCATCATTGACTTGTCAGTAGCTACTGGTATTGCAAATCTCATCACAAGATGTCCGAAGCTTCGAGAGATACGATTAAGGGGAGTTGGGCGCGAGCTCATAGCATTTGAGTGTGTATCACTCTCCATTGAAAGCGTTCGCTACCTAATCAATGAGGCTAAGATCGTCTCTGCTGGTACAGTGATGTACCTACCACAGAGCTTGGTGGATAGGTATCCCTCAGAGATGGCGGAGTTGGGTAAAGTCGCAACGAGTAAAGGGTGGACGATAACCTATAGATAGCAGATATGGTAGAAGAAAGATCAATCAGGCTAGATGCCCCAGAGGGTAAGATGCTAGTCAGTCGTAAGCTAAAGGCTATCGGCTTCATCGTACGCACGAGCATTGACAGTCAGGCTGACTGGGAGGTGCTTGATGAGTCAAAGGCTAAGGCCTTGGATAAGGAGTGGCACCCAGAGTTCTACGGGCTATCTCCGATGCCAGACCCTAATCCAGTGCCTCCTAGTGAGAGTGGATCGACTGCTACACCTTCAGCGGAAGGAAGTGGAGCAGATTTCGTGGACAAGGTGCATGATAAATTAACGGAAGGGAGGTGAGTATGCTAATCAAAAGAGATACATTCGTGTGTATGATGCTCATCTCTTTGGGAATCATCACAATTATGATCTGCATTGGATGTGGCGCAAGACGACACACGTCTAAGCAGATAGAGGCAAGTAAGGATAGCGTCCGTATAGAAGTCAGAGAGCGCACCGAATGGCGGAGGGATACAGTCTACGTCGAGGTCCCGAAGCAGACAGCTCAGAGTGTGCTCAAAGATAGCACCAGCAGGCTGGAAACAGACTGGGCTATTAGCGAAGCGCATGTTTCCTCCGATGGTATACTCTCTCATCGGCTAGAGACAAAATCGGGTATACGGGGTATAGAGACGAGTGTACCAACTAAGATACGTGATAGCGTCGTGTATAGAGATAGGGAAATCGTAAAGACCAACATCCAGGAGGTTGCTAGGCCTCTTACACCATGGCAGAAGAAACAGATAGCAGGCTTCTGGATACTTGTTTCAGTGGGTGCTACTTTTGCACTCTGGAAGGCTAGGAGGATATGGATCCCGCTCATCCGTCGCTTAATCTGATGTGCCAAAATTGATAGCCCACTACCTTTGCACGCAAGGTGGTGGGCTATCAACTTTAGATATGAAAGACCCCCGAGATAAAATCCCAGGGGTCATAAAGAAGGGGTGCCTAGTGACTTGATTTGTGATTAGATAATCCCCCTTCTCTTATAGAGCATCTGCACAACGTCGAATCCGATCTGCTAGGTCGCAAAGAGCTCCTTTGAGCTCTGCCTGCTCCTGCTCGGTGAACCCTGTATTGAGGCCACCATATATGCCATCCATCTTGTGGTACATCCACGAAGATGACTTGCCGAAGTATCGGCGTGCAAGGCCGCGCCAAGATATGTCAAGGAGGATATCACTGACCTTTTCCTTTACAGTCTGTTGCTTTGTAGCTTCCTTTACAGGTATGTGAACTGAAACACTCATCATCATACAACTATCATTAGTTTCTTTTTTAGCTTCAGTCACCTCCTCGATAGTTCGAGGAGGTGGCTGTTTCTTTTAAGGGAGATCTACTAGGTCATCAAAGACCTGCTGTGCTGCGAGTAGAAGTTGTTCGTATCCATTAGGATAAGCTCTTCGGATATTTCGAATGAGCTCTATGAGCTCAACTTCTTTCTCCTCTAGTTCCATTTTCTTTGTCATAGGCGTTCTTGTTTATTATCTAATCACACTACAAAGATAATACGAATATTCGTATTACGCAAATTGTCTAGCTGGTTCACACTCATTGCAAAGTGGCGCACGATTTGCGCACGTCTTTGTTTCGGAGTTTCTATACTTGGTGAAAATCTATACTTTTATGGTGGAATAGTGCGAACCCAGGCGATTCACCGAAAGCGGTTACCGTGAGGTAACCGCTTTTCTTTTATGCTGATGACTGGTCTCGATGGATGGAGATCACAAGCATAGATCATAAGAGAGATGCCCACCCCGACTACAGAGGTAGTCAGGGTGGGCATTCTGCTCTTGGGGTGGGAGGGAGTGCTTTGTGGTAAAGCTGTTGGGATAGGCTAGACTAGCTCCCTTTATGAATGTAACCTGCGGGAAGTGAATGATGCCCTAGGGGAGTGTCCTAGCTTTCGATAGTAGAGGATACCTTGTAGACGTGGCGATAGATCTCGTCTCGTATCTGAGCGAAGGAGGGGTGCTCGATAGCTCTATTCGATAGCAGGTGAAGATCTACCCAAGGCAAGCCTTCGCCATAGGGAGGCTGTAGGTAGTCGAAGGGGAGAGGATGAAGCCCCATACGTGCATAGAAGGCTAGCCTTCGCTCTGCCATCGGGCTATAACCAGCAGGCTCGCATTCGAGTACGACTGGATACTCATCATCGTACTTGTAGCTGAGCATCTCGATAACCTTAGCTCCCAGTCCTTGTCCTCGATAGGCGGGATCGATGACGAGGTATTCGAAGTAATGTGCCGAGGGAAGTTCCCATCCGACAGCAAAGCCGATAGGAGTCTCATCTAGACGGATAAGCCAAGCGATATGCTCCCACTGGCTCATGCCGAAGAGCTGTCCCCAGGGACGACGCTCCTCGATAGGGAAGGACTCTTCGTAGATGAGCCTTAGGTGTTCAGGCGGCTCATTGCCCCAGGTCAGTGCAGCTAGCTCTAGCTGTGCCATAGTGTATCAAGAATATCTACGTGGGTAACGCAGGAGGATAGCAAGCAGTGCCATCCCGCCCATGATAAAGGTGTAGTAAAGATAGGGAATGATCTCGATCGGGGAAAGTCCCGTAAGGCTCGCCGCTAGCAGGAGCTGAGCACCGTAGGGGATGATGCCCTGAATGAAGCAGGAGAAGGTATCTAGGATACTCGCCGACTTGCGTGGGTCGAGCTGATACTTGTCGGTGATCTCTCGGGCTACCTTGCCGGTGGTGAGGATAGCTATGGTGTTATTGGCCGTACAGAGGTTGGCCAGCGAGACGAGGGCTGCTATGGCGAGCTCCGCACCACGCTTGCCACTGATATGACGGGTGAGCTTCTCGAGTAGGTAGTCTATCCCACCATTATAGCGAATGAGCTCCAGCATTCCCCCCGCTAGTAGCGTGACGGTGATGAGCTCCCCCATTCCTCCGATCCCTTCGCCTAGAGCCTTCGTCCAGTCCCACACCGTGACATCATCTAGTGCAAAGACGAGTAGACCACTCGATACGATCCCGATAATCAGGACGAGTAGGACATTCAGCCCGCCTACTGCTGCCAGTAGGACGAGGCAGTAGGGGATCATCAGCCAGGCGGGCTGCGTCATCTCTCTAGGCGTAGCAGGTAGATCAAACCCTCGTACGAGGTAGATCCCGAGTGCAATAAGAGCAGCAGGGAAGACAATGCTGAAGTTTACCCGAAACTTATCCCGCATCCCACATCCCTGTGTGCGAGTAGCAGCGATCGTCGTATCGGAGATGAAGGAGAGGTTGTCTCCGAAGAAGGCTCCACTAGCCACGATAGCGACCACATAGGCATCTGACACACCGAGGCTCTCAGCTATCCCTAGTGCTATGGAGGCTAGAGCGATAAGTGTCCCGACACTCGTCCCGATGGAGAGGGAGATGAAGCAGGAGGCTATGAAGAGCCCAGGTAGGAGCATAGAGGCTGGTAGGACACTCAGGATCACATCCACCGTAGCTGTGACAGCACCGACACTCTTAGCTCCTCCTGCGAAGGCACCGGCGAGGATGAAGATCCAGATCATCATCAGAATATTGGTATCGGCTGCTCCTCGGGAGAACTGCTGGATACGCTCCATAAGTCCGAGACCTCGGGTAATCGCCACAGCGTAGCCCGAGGCCACAAGGAAGGCCACAGCAATAGGCATTTTGTAGAAGTCCCCCGAGACGATCGAGGCTACGAGATATACCAGGAGGAAGACGACTAGTGGGGTCAGTCCAAACCAACTAGGACGACGGGTAGGGGTAGCGGTCTGCTGCATATATGTGCTAATACTCAAGTAAGAATGAAGGAGGTGGTTGATACGGGAGGGCATCACTGCCTAACCTGAGAGCCCTCTGCTCCTATATGGAGCTAGGAGCGTGAATGAGTGAGTCGCAAAGGTACGTAAACTAAACTAAAACGCCCCAAGGCTCAGCACTGAGCCTTGGGGCGTTTGCCGTATATGGAGTGGGAGCCTTAGGCCTTCTTGCCTTGGTTAGCTACAGCCTCCATAAGCTTCTTGATCTCCTCTGGATCGCCGAGGAAGTAGTCCTTGACGAGGTTGAGGTTGTCATCGAACTCGAAGACATAGGGTACTGCCGTGGGGAGGTTCAGCTCGATGATGCCTTCGTCAGAGATGCCCTTGAGTACCTTGATGATACCACGTAGGCTATTACCGTGAGCAGCTACTAGGACATCATCGTGCTCCATGAGAGAGGGGAAGATCTCACCCTCCCAGTAGGGGAGTGTACGAGCTACCGTATGGCAGAGCGCCTCAGTCAGAGGTAGGTAAGCAGGGACGACACCTGCATAGCGAGGATCAGCCTGTGGAGCACGAGCATCCGTAGCCTCTAGTGGAGTGGGAGGAACATCGTAGCTACGACGCCAGATCTTGACCTGAGCATCGCCATACTTCTCTGCCGTCTCAGCCTTGTTCAGCCCCTGAAGCATACCGTAGTGCTTCTCGTTGAGGCGCCAGCTCTTGGAGACAGGGATCCAGTCGAGATCCATGACGTCGAGGATCTGATTGAGGGTCTTGATGGCACGCTTGAGGTAAGAGGTATAGGCCTTGGTGAAGTGGAAGCCGTTCTCCTTGAGGAGTGCACCAGCCTTCTTTGCTTCTTCTACACCCTTCTCTGAGAGGTCTACGTTGGTCCAGCCAGTGAAGCGGTTTTCCTTGTTCCATACGCTCTCACCATGGCGTATGAGTACGATTCTCTTCATAATTATTCTTGTATTACGTTGATTAAGTTACATCAATACTGGGGCAAAGATAGTCAATTACGC